CCAGTAGAATCATTTATCTCAAATGACCAAGAGGTTGATATTATTGATCTATCTCCAATTGAAGAGCCAATTGAATATGAGTCTAATCTAGCATTTTGGATCTTGACGCCAAATTTATTTTTCCCAGTAATGTTTGAAAACATTATGTCAAAATTATAACCACTTACAGTCCTATCTTCATTTGAGAATACAGTTACTAAATTTTGCCTCTGAAACGAATCGACCAGAGAGTCTAAATTAAACGTCCCAACTACTGGCTCTTGAATCTTTCTGTAAAATGGATGATTGCTCCCAAAGCCATACAACGACTTTCTTTCAAATGGTACTGAAATTGTCATTGATTGGAAGTTTTCAAAATCAAGGCCAAATGTTATTCCGCTACCAGAAATTGCTGTTGATGTTATGGTGCAAGCGCTATATGGACAGCCACCATTAAATTCAGCTTTGTAAAGATTTGAGTAATCTCTATCTCTAAAGTAAGGAATTGAATTTTTTATAACTCCAGTTGAAACATAAAGAGAGGCATCATTACTGGCTATAAATCCAGTTCCAGTAGTAAAAACGGCTGGGCTGTATAAATAGTTAATTCCAAATTCATTTGAATTCATCCTTTCTATTCTTGCATTAGCTGCCAGAAAAGATGTATTTACTTTTGCCAATTGATTTACAGCGATGCTTATTTCAAAATTTGATATATATGAGTTGCCTACCCCTAAAATATTAAAATTATCAAATTCGCTATTGTTGCCAATGCTTTGAGTTTTAAAAGAATTCGCATCATCACCATTATCTGGAGAAATTAAAACATAAAAATTTCTGTCAGAATTAACATTGAAAATTTCATTGAACGGGTTCGCGTAAGCGCCGCTACTAACATTTAACCCAATAAAATTTTCATTCCATCCGTCAGTCAAATAGTATTCAAAATTAAAATTAACATCTGGCGCAAATTGTGTTTGCCTTGTTGCAAATGATCCAGTTCCCAATTGTTTTAATGCCGCACGATCAACACTAAAAGAAAAATCATATGACTGGATGAAATCAAGCTTTGCAAATCCAGTCGGATTTATTGAATGATCTGCGGCCCCGCTTGGCCCAACAAGCATCATCAACATTTCATATGAAATTGCTTGTCTCATTAGATTTTGAAACGATCCCTTCCAGCGTTAAAGTTAATTGTTATTTCTTCTTGGGTTAAATCGCGGTTATAAATTCTAAAAGCTCCAAGATCCATATTCATTTTGTATCCAGAATCGACTCTCCATCCCGATATTCTCCCGTTTCCGCTATTGAAATTTTTGTTTGCGCTGATTTCTGAACCTATTATTTGAGAGAGCGTTTGCTGTTGACCGTTAACGTAAATTTTATTATTTGTGTAAGATACGCTAGTTCTCATTTCAAAAACATAATGCTTCCAGTTTCCAACGCATCCCAAAGACGTTACTTGAGCAAATGGAATTCCGTATAAATCACTGCCTGCGGTATTGAATCCAATTCCAGTTGCTCCTATTGTGTATATATCGTAATAAAGCCATCCCATAATCATTCCTGCAAGCGCATTTACTTTTGCCCAAATTTCAACTGTGGCAATAGAGCTTAGGCCAGAAACAGAAAAATCAACATAATCATCTACTGCATCAAGAACAAATATCCCTCTGTTTCTAGACGAATATACTGGAGTGTTATAAATAGTCGCCGCAGTTCCAGATCCACTTAAGTCATACCAAGAAGTCCCAGATCTATATGATGAGGTTCCAGAAGCTTCTAAATATAAAACTAATCCATTAGTAGATATGCTGGTGATATCCTCGCTAACCCTACCAAGAGGATCTTCAACCAATGTAACAGATATATCATTTACGTTTTTATAAACAAAAGTATGTGTCCATTGTGGCGCAAAAAATACTTTGAATTGATTATATATCTTTGGTATTTTATATTGGAATCGTTTATATCCCTGCCTGCCTATTAAAAAGTGAAGAATACATCTAGCTTCAGCGTCGCTGACACCTTTAAAATCTAACCTAAAAGACTTTAATGCGTTTGCATGAAGACCAAAATTTGTTCTTTTTGTAAAAGAGTAAGGCAATTCAGTTTTTATTACGGCAGTTTCTCTTGAAAGCGGTGTCGAATAAGTTGGCTGAAAAAAGAAGTCCTTTGACCACTTTACTGTATCAACTGAAGCTGGAGTAAGTGATGATTGAGAAGTATGAGCCTCTTTGCAGTAATAAAACGAATCGTACAGATTGCCAGTATTGCTTGGGAAAGTGGCATTACCTGTATACCTCACCACATCATACTTTTGATAACTTGTTGAAGTAGCCCAATTACCTTTTATATTTGAACCTGTTATCAGCGGCTGATTCCAATTTAAAACTGTTGAAATCTGGTCTGTTGATAAATTGGCATTTAACGAATATAGGTCATTTTCAACAAATGTATTATCAATGCTGTTCAAAAATAAGTTAACTGGTTTATATATCTGGGCTGGATCGGTATATAAAAAATACCCAGTACCATGCAAACCTTCAAAAAAGCCAGCTAGCTTTCGGGCCTCTTCTTGCTTTCTGTTTTCAAAAGGCATCGTGATCTGCATTTGCAGATGATTGAGCGCCTTTGGCATTGTATAAAGATAATTGTCAATGGTCCCATAATCAGCAATTTCTGAAGCAAAGGATACTTGAGTCCCATACGAAGGCACAAAAGTAAAGGACGACGGAATCGTCCCAGTTACGTTTTGATCTCTATCGTAAAGGAAAGACATTAGATGAATCCTTGATAGTTAAGAGTCATGGAGACTTCATCTGTAGCAGAGCTATTGATTGATTCTCCTATGAATTCCATGTTGTTGACTGTGAAAGTGGCTAATGATCCTATAGTTATATTAACATTGCGCTTGTTTGAGTCTACAATATAATCAAAAGCTCTTTTTGATTCGTAATCGTATACGCCAAGAGTAAATTGGGCCGTTACTTTATACGGCCTCATTGTTTTTATATCTATTGGCGCAGAGCCAGTCGGGTGATAAAATGGGACGCGCGGGCACTCTACAGAGTAAGTAAATGCCTCTATTCTGTTTGTTCCTGTGCCGTCACATTGGACTAAAATATCTCCCGGTCTAACAACAGACAAAGCTCCAGTAGTCGAGCTAGTTGTTGATGCTAGCCCAGTCCCAACATTACCAAAAATTGCAAAATCAGTAGATAGCTGTGGGAAATTTCCTACTGAGCAAGAAACTGCAAATGAATTTAAATAGGCAGACTGAAAGGTAAAATTTTTATTATTATAGAATAAGCCGCCACTTGCGGCAATTGATCCTGTATAGTTTAATAAAAAATCGTTTGGCGAAAGGTACTTTTGAACGCTCAACGAGCCTTGGGGCGGACCACTAATAAAACTATTAAATTTTCTATAGCCTATAACGCCTAAGTGCTCAACAGGAACTGAATAGCCAAAATTTACATCAGAAACGCCAAGGATTTTGACGCCGCTGAGATAAAAATTGCTCTCATAGTTTGATACGGAAGATTTCATCCTTTAGCCTCGCGGCCTAAGTGATCCGCCCAAACGCTTTTCCTCATTGATTGTTTCGATCACTACAGCCTTAATCCTTTCTGACATTTTCTTATAATCTATCCCACCTTGATTTGATTCACCTTGACTCTTGGTCTCTGAAGCCCCAGAGCTTGTTACATTAACGGTAATGTTAACCTCTGGAGCACCCCTTGTTTCTAGCTTGCTAGAAAGATTATCGAACTTCTCGCCAAGCATTTCGCCACCGCCAACTTCACCGCCAGCGGCAAATCTTGGGGCGCGACCTTGATTGATAGAATCAAAGAATTGTTTGCCATATTTCTTTGTAGCTTGGTTGCTCATTACATATTCGCCACCCATTAACAAAGCTGGAACATCATCTTTGGTTCCGCCACCAGCAGCATATCGAGCAACCTGTCCACCATAAGCTCTACCAGGGAAGCTAAAAGGCGTGACGCGTCGTAATGGTTTGTATTTATTCGATACACTTGTGACTGGATTATTATATTGCTGTAATGGAGATCCTATTTGAACAGGATTAAGAGAGTTATTCAAAAAGTTTCCAGTTATCGAAGATGTCGTCGCCGCTGCTGATTGGCCTAGATTTGCAAAATTTTGACCTAAATTATTGCTAATTCCCTCTAATGCCGAGTCTCTAAGCGAGCCAGAGACTTCACCAAGATCAAAACCAACATTTGGAATTGCTGCGGCAGCGGCAGCGGGCTTTAGGAAAGAACTCATTCCGTAGCTTAAAGCAGCAGAGAGAACAGTTCCTATAATTTGTTTCTTAAACTGCTTGCTTTCTTCTTTCTTTTGTAAATCGTATTGGCGTCTTTTCTCTATTGCATCCAAAGCACTCTGCTGGGCATCTCTAATTTCTTGATTGATTGTGTCATCCCCAAGCAAGGCGAATCTAGAAAGCCTCATGCTCTGATCTTCAAGATTAATAAACGCCGAGGATGCGCCTCCTTTCATTACGTCAGTTGCGCCACTAGTAGTAGTTTGTTCAGAGAACTTCTTTAAATTTTCTATTCCAGAAATAGACTCTTGGCCTCTAAAACCAGGCAGGAAAAATCCACCATCTGCCATAGTTGGCATTTTACCAGAATTTAATTTGGTAAGATTATCTTTACCGTACTTTTGAACAGAAGATTTGCGAATAACATATTCGCCTTCACTCAACATTGCAGGAACATCATCCTTATATCCGCTTCCTCCTGTTACGAGACCACCAGTAGCATAACCTTTTACCATGCCACCTTTTGAGAACGGAAGGGCATTTGGAAGAACAGAAGCAACGATCTGTTTTGAAGCGCTTTGCAGGAAGGCTCCTTGCAGACTCTTCAAGAAGCCCATCGCAACCCCTCTTAATGCGCCACCAAGATCATCAGCTTGATTTAAAGCCGCTTCCATAGCCTGCGCCATTCCATCTGCAAATAATTGTGGAGTTTGTTTTCCGATTATATCTTGGAATGTATCTGCTTGATCAAGCAGTACCGCTCTCTGGTATTTTAGATTTTGACCAACAGAATTATTTATTCCATTAGCGATTTCGTACTGCTCTGCTGCGGAAACCTCTTCTCCTGTTCTTCCGCCCATTCTTTCTTGAGCTATGGCAGCTTTTGCCTGAGCTTCAAAAGTTCCTCTGCCAAGTCTAGCCCTTGTATATCCAGCCCCTTGTTCTATAGTAGATTTAACAGCATTCGCTTGTTCAATACGAATTCTTTGGACGGAATTTGAAATTCCTGCTTCTAGATTTTCTTTATCTAGCGCTGCTACTGCTCTTCTTCTAGCTTTTTGCAATTCAAGCCCTTCAAGTTGAAGCTCTTGATTTATTCTTGCAGACTCTTCTTCGTATGTAATTGATTGAAGATATGCATTAGCAAGATCTATTTTATTTTTTAATAAATCTCCATCAGCTTTAAATCTGCCTCTGATCATTTCTATTTCAACTTTTGTTTCAATTTCAGCATCAATAATAGATTTGGTTAAATCGGCTCTAGCTTGCGAAAGTTTTGCTGCTGTTATGCTGCCTTTATTTTCTTCTGTAAATGCAGCGTTTCTGGCCTCTGTAAGCTCTGCTGTTCTTCTTATGGCATTTATTTCAGCATTTAATCTTTGAGGAGCTAATTTTATTTCTACTTGATTTTGTTCTTCAGCGTCTCTTTCAGATTTTATAAGTTTTTGTCTAGCGTCTCCAAATTTTAATGCAATATTTGTATTTTTAACAACATCATTATATGCATCATTTTCTGCCTTTAATTTTCTATTATTTGCAGCAGTAAGCAGTCTTTCTGATTTTAATCTAACAGCAGAATTTATAACTTCCTCTTCAATAGAGTCTATTTTTTTCTGCGTTTCTGTTTCCAGATTTATTGCGCTAATTTCTGCTCTTTTTGCAATAGGAAAAGCTGATCGCATGTCATCAACATGCTTTCTATTCGCTTCCGCAAGCCTTAATTGAGAATCGTAAATTTCTTTTCCTGATTCAACTTCTAATAAATTTTTAACCTCAACTTCTTTTACAGATTTAATTAAGTCTCCTCTAAAAAGATTAAGTCTATCTTCATAATTTCCGCCTTTTTTAAGAACTTCTGTTAAAGCGTTTATTTCGTTTGCTTGCTTTTGTCCTGCTGTTTGGGTCTGTTGATAAGCTGCTTCAAGAGCAGCAATAGCTTGTTCTTGACTTAAACCAACACCCTTTAAGGCATTAGAATAAGTCTGTACCGCTTTTAAAATTAATTCACGCTGTTCTTTTGATAGATTATTTAAATTATCAATATTTATTCCTTGTTCTCCAGCAAATTGTTTAATTAAACCAATTGCGCCTTGTCCAGCCTTTCCTGTTTTTGATTCAGTTTCATACTGTCTTGCTGATAATTGATCAGCAACTTGGTTAAGTTGATTTAAATCAAGATTGCCAAAAATATTTCCTAGTCCGCCTTCAAGCCCAGAAAAGTCTTTCTTTAAATTTAGCGCAGCTTGTTTCTGCTGCTTAATGGATTCTGATTCTATTTTTGCTTTGTCAATGGCAAATTTTCTTTGCAAATACACTGTCTCATTTATCATTCCTCTCTCTTGCTCTAAAGCAGTCATCCTTTGCTCGTTGTATATATTTCTATAAGAAAACTGCTCTGTTATACTTTGCTCAATATCAAAAATACTTTGCTGTATCTTTAGCTTTTTTAATATTTGCTGATTTTCAAAAGCTACGGTTTTTCTTGCGGCCTCACTCCTTAGTAATTCTTGCTCGGTTCTAAACTTAGCAATTTCTTCTTCTTTTTTCTTTGCTTGTTCTAAAACTTTTAATCTTATATTTTCAAGAGTGGCATTAACATCTAAGTTTCTTGTCTCCCCTTCTACGGTTTTCGTTTTGAACGGTGCAACAACCGCCTCCATCTGAAATGTTCCGCGCTTAAATAATTTTTCTATATCAACTGATTCTTTTATATTTGCAGCAGAAAGTCCAGCTATTAAGGAATCTTTTTCTTTTTGGCTTAATCCTGCAAAAGCTGCTTGGTTTACATTTGCATTGACCATCGCTGCTTCTAAATTACTTCCAACAGTTTCTGTTTTTTTAGTTTGTTCTAATTTTTTTTGTTCTATTTCAAACGCCGCCAAAAACTTTTCTGGAGCAACTGATTCACCAGTTTTTCTAGCTTCTTCTCCTAATTTAGCTAATGATTCGACAATTCTTTCCTCTTCTGTTTTTAGTTTATCGCTTAATTTTCCAAAAGCTGGAATTAACGAAGTTCCTGCCGCAACAATTCCTGATATTACTTTGATCGCCAAGCTACCAGGAATCAGTAATCCAGTTACTACTCCTTGAATTGCGCCTGTAGCAAATTCTAGTCCAAGAGCAGCATTTGAAGTTTCGTCAGTAAAAGCCTGTATAGCAGATGTAGCGCCTACAATAGCAGATTGAAGTAACAAAAATTTACCCGCATCAAACTCTTTTGTAGTGTTCCGCGCGCGCCTGCGTCCGTCCCCGCCTTCGCCTGCGCTTGCGACCGAAACAGGTCCACCGCCAGCACCGCCACCTCCAGCATTTTTAGTAGCTAAATTTTTTCTAGCTTCTATTAATTCATCAGCTTTTTTTGTTATGGCTCCCTGCTTGTCTGCGCCAATTTTATATTGATTAGCAATTTCTATTATTTTACTTTTTAAATCTGTAGAGGCGTTATTAATTTCTTCAACAGTTTTATTAGTTTGAGAAAATTTTATTGTTGCCTCCGCAAGCGCTGCTCTAAAAGCTTTAAAATCTTTTTCATTTAATCCAAGTGGCAAGTTCGAAATATCTAATTTTTGCTTACCCTCGCCCGCAAAATTTGGAATAAATCCTTTTGCAGCCATAGAGACTGCCGCTTTTCTTCCATTCTTCTCGTTTATTCTGTTAGAAGGAACTTTGCCATTTGGCTCATCTTTGGTATTTATTACTGCAATCCCCTGTGGATTGCGGGTTGTTATTAAACGGTCGTCCTGCGTAATGCGAACTTGAGAAGGCTTTATTCCAGCAGAAATTTCTCTATCAACAGCCTCTTTCAGTGGATCAGCAAAGTTTGGAATATACCCTTTCGCCGCAGATCCAAAATCAACCAAAGACTTAATAGAATCTCTGCCACCTTGTTTTTGCGCTATTTCCGACAATTTTTTCGCAACTATTGGATCTAAACGTTTTACGTAGCCTAAATCCCCCATCTCCAAAGCATCTAAATTAAACAGCATTCCA